CGGCGGGGCGGGCGCCGGGCTTACGAGAAGGTCACGGCGGACGCGCGGAATGAGGGGTTGGACCTCCTCGTTTACTGCGCGGCGGCCTTGGAGATATTCAATCCTTCGGACCTCGCGGTCTACGTGGGACGTGCGGCGGGGCAGGATGGGGAGCCTTCGTCTGCCCATGAGGTCCCGGAAGGCTCCGCGGAGGACCGAGACGAGGCAGGGGGCCCGCAAGCCCCGGCAGGGGCCTCCGCCCCCATGGCGCTCCCTCCACCACCCTCGGCCAAGCCTGCCGTCCGCATCCTGCGCCCGGTGCCACGGCGGGTTGGGGGAGGGTTTTGGACTCCGTGACAAAGATCCTAATAGCAATATGGTCCCAACAAGTTCATTCATTCCTGGACTTGGCCTTCCCGTCCAAACCCGGATTTATTGAAACGGGAACCACCTCGATTCTCCTGAAGGGGAGGATGGGAACAGGTAGGATCAAAGAAAGTCCAAATAATGGAATATTGGATGATGAAAAGGGCGGATTTTGGCGGGGTATTGCCTATACTTTTAGGTGCTAAAAGTCAAAACGACCCATGGGAGGCTACAATGCAATCCCTTTTCCGAAGTGTGTCGATTTTTGCCGCACTGTTGGCGCTCACTCTTAACGGAGATGACCGAATTATCGGACGTACGCCGGAACGGTATTTAATCCATCGTTCTGAAATTCCATTTAGAAATGTAGCTGCTGCTTATAGACCACAAGCTATGGATCAATGGTGTTGGGCGGCATCAATCTCAATGGTATTCAGAATTGCAGGATTTATTGTACCTCAAGAACGAGTGGTGCTGGAGACATACGGAGCCATCGAAAATGTGCCAGCGATCAATGGTACGATGGTCGCTCGCAATCTTAACCGTTCATGGGTCGATGACAGGGGCAGGTCTTTCAACGTCCAGCTCTTAGCCGTATTTGATGCTGATAATAATTCTTCCAATATTTCCAATAACTTCATGATTGAAAATCTTATAGCGAATCACCCTCTCGTCATTGGAACCACCAATCACGCTATGGTTCTTACGGCTGTCAATTGGATTGAATTGCCGAATGGCCCATTCGTGACAAAGGTGGATGTTGTCGACCCATGGCCGTCCAGGGGGCCTCGGGCGCTTTCTGCCGCAGAATTTACACCTGTATTCAGAAATGGTGGCCAGTTGCGTTTTTTGGCCGCTTTTGAAATTTCGGGCAACCCCGCACCCCAGAATTCTTCTCAGAGGGGTAATACTCCAGTTGCAAATGGGGCTATAGCGGGCCAAGCCGCGAGTGGTGCTCCAGAATGTCAGCCGTGCCAGGATTGTGAAGATGCCTATCAAGAGGCAATTGCGGCGATACCTTCGATGAACGACCTTCTTGCTCAGGCGGTTGAGAGATGCAAGGAAACCTGTATATCTCGTTTTGGACGATCTCCTCAAGATTGTGAATCGTTATGCAATCCAAACACTCCCTTGAATCGACGCACTTGGGAGGCGGATGCAGGCAGGGAACGTGCCAGGCTTAGGCGGGAGGCTGATCGCGCGCGTCGAGATTGCTTAAGGAATGCCAGGGAGGAATCATCAGAATCGGAACTCCCAGAGGCACAGTGACGCGCCAAAAGCTAATCCATCAGTCGAACAACCTTAGGCCTCTTGTTAGACACCGGCGCGGGGGTGGGCTCTGGAGCCCCCGATGAGCCTCTTTTCGATCGGTCATTTCAAGGGATTGTACACATAAACATAGTCCCTGCAAGGCTTAACTGCGCTCCGGCGCCGGAGTGAATCTTGGGGGTGGGAATCTTGTCCAAATTGTCTACTTAATCCGCATTTCGAAAATGGCATCTGGGTTCTGGGGCCAATCGTTGGGCCGACCCCACTGGACTAATTTACCCTCCCAGAAGTAGAACCAAATAATCCTTCCGTAATAGCCCTTGGAGTCGAGGCCCCAATCCTCTGCATGCCCAGGGTCAGGCATCCAGCCATGCTTGTCATAGAGAACTTGGAAGACTTTGATATTCCCCTTTGATGTGGACTTCGCGCCCTTGGCTTCGGCGTCAGGAAATAACTGGAGGAGCTTTGCCTCAGAATCCCCGATCTCGATTCTGGCTGACTGGGCCGTGAATTCAGATCTGGTCAGCCCGGACGGCTTTGCGCAGCCAGACAGAAAAACAATTGCCACAGAAACTATCCAAAGGCGATTCATCGCTGCTCCATATGAACCCGCGCATTATCCCACTGGGAGATGTCAGCGTCTAGGCGAACCCTTCTGTATCCCTTCCTTCGTTAAATATTTTCATTCTTTGAACCGTCAAAGATTTCGTGATCGTTTGCGAGGTTTTCTCATTACCTTGCCTTCCATTCCTGACTGTCCTTCAGCATTGCGGCTTCGGAGGGGATAAACGGGTGAATATCAACCATTGCTTTCGGAATCTTGCTCTGGGTTAAACAAAATCTGTGGATTTTCAATAATTAATACCGACGATTCTTCAGCGTCAGGCCTTGATTCTGTTAAGGTCGGAGAAATTGTCAAAAGATCATCGACCGTTGTTGTAATGTTTGGAGCAACAATGACCCTTTGGGTTTTTGTCTCCTGGTTTACGAAGTTGTCCAAAACCTTTTGGTAATCAGTTTTTTTGTAGACTTCAAAATTTCTACATGATTTTTCTTGTATGATATTAAGCAAAAGATTGCATAGTTTCTTTCCTGTTATTTTGGAAATTTCAAAATGTTTCTTGGAAAGATCGAGCTTCGGATACCCAGTTGAACCATTGGGGTTACTAATGGTGATCCCTTCTAAATCATTGACGGCGGACTCGTCGAATGTTAGATACATAACCTGTTTCGGTATCTGTGATGTTTGTTTTGCCGAGCCGTAGTAAATTCCAAATAAAACTTCTTCGGCAGCCCTCTTGAATTCTTCGGTATTGCTCCCTTCGATTTTCCATATTGATAGGTTTTGGTCCAGCCATCCGTCCAGGATTTCAGGCGGAATATCGCCTTGCGAAAGCCAATCGCTGGCCTTTGCCTTCATCCTCTCCCAGCATTCTTTGTTTTCTATATTTAATTTTCTCAGGTAGCGGCCCATCTTGAAGCCCTCGCCTAGGCCGGTGTCGGTGAAAGTTGAGGACTTTTTGCGATTGAGACGAGATTGAGTATCATTTCTCTAATGATCTCTTGTTGCAATTTGGTGTCGGCCTGCAAGTTTGCATGCGCATCAGAATTAATATCAATATCGATTTTGACTACTAACTGCGGTTCACCGGATGGCGTTAGTGGGACAGGGTTCACCTGACTTATCCGCTGGGGTAATCCTGGGATCATTGGCCCTGGCAATCCCGGGATAAAACCAGGACCGGGAGGAGAGGGCACCTTGAATTGGATCTGGAACGCTTGGGTCATGACGGTTTGCCATGTTCCAATATTGTTGATCCTTGTCGCTGGGGCACTTCCTCTGATTGTCGGATTGTTGATTCTGAATAGAAAATCTTCGGAGTTATTAACAATTGGAATGCCTGGTATTTTTTTTGAAATGACTGCGTTGGCCAGAATTTGGGAGGCTACAGGGACAATAATTGTTGTAGCCACCGCTAGTCGTTTGGATTTTGGAAGCCCGGGTAATTCATCCATCTGGGAAATTACTAGGTTGAATTCTTCAAATATATTGTCCAATGTGCCAACCGATTTGTTTCCTCCGGCCTTGTTTGGGCTTAGTGTCCAATCAATCCTCCCGGGTGTCCACTTAAGCGAAACAAGTTTGTCGTCCGCAAAAGCCGTTCCTTCAAATACGGTTGGAGATTTCTGCACCCGTAATGTCTCTGATTTTGAGATTTTTTTAAGCCAGCCTTCAAAATCACAAGGTTGATCCAAGTCTCCAATGAATGAGGTTATTCTTAGAAGATCAATATTTTCAACGTCATCTCCGGGCTCTTTGGTTATCTCCAGGAACGCATCTGTAGAACTCCATGTATGGGTCTGTCCGCATTCCATACACGGGCCAAAGGCATTATTGGTAAACACCGTTGACTCAAAGGAAATCTTGTCAATTGCAATTCCGGTTGGAACCGAGTTACCCGTTTTGGGACATTTGATCATGATCCTTGGCATAGCACCTCTCCATCAGTTTTGTTTATGACCTGGGATTATCCACTTCGCCCCGAACGGTTCAACCAGAATTTTACATTGATTCTTGGGACCACCCCTTTTCGCTCCTGATTCGGGAGACTTCAACAACGTTTCGTCCGCCTCGGATGCGGACGCTCTGCCCGCGGCCCGATTTCATCCTGGGGACTGGAGAAAATCCATGTCCCTTACCCCCGCCACGATTGCCGAAACCCTGGAAGTCCCCGCGCAGAATGCCTCGGCCCTTTGGCCGTGCATCCTGGCGGCCCTGGAGGAACAGGGGATCAACTCCCCCCTGGTCCAGGTCGCCGCCGCCGCCACAGTGGGCGTGGAGACGGGGATCTTCGCCCCCATCCCTGAACGGGGCGGCGCGGCCTACTTCACCCGCCTGTATGAAGGCCGGAAGGACCTGGGCAACACGGAGCCCGGGGACGGCGCCCGCTACCATGGCCGTGGCTTCATCCAGATCACCGGCCGGGAGAACTACCGCGTCTTCGGGACCCGCCTGGGCCTGGACCTCATCGGGAACCCAGACGGCGCCCTAGAGCCCGTGGCCGCGGCCCGCATCCTGGCCCTGTTCTTCCGGCTCCATGGGGTGGCCGCCGCCGCGGAGGCCCGGGACTGGCGCCGCGTCCGGACCCGCGTGAATGGCGGCCTCAATGGGTGGAACCTCTTTTCCCACTTCGTGGAACGCCTCCTGGAGGCCACCAATGGCTGACGAACCGAAGCCGGAGGGCCTTTTCGGGCGCCTCCTCAATTCCCAGGACCCCACGCGAGATATCAAGCTCCTTGCCTTCGGCGCCGCCGTGGCCGCGTCCATTTGGTGGCTGACGAAGGAACAGAGCCGCGGCCCCATTACCTCCGTGTGGGTGGAGGCCTTCAAGTGGTTCCTGATTTCCGTCTGCATCGGCGGCGGCGCGTGGGCGGCGGTTGAAAAGTGGAACGGCGGAGGCGGAGGTCCCAATGGCTCCGTCTGATCCTCTGGAGTCCCTGGACACCCGCGTGTCTCGATACATCCTGGCCGCCCTCGTGGCCTCCGCGGTTGCCGTGGGCGCCTTGGTTGCCTATTCCTGCCACCAGTCCAGCGCGAAGGGCGCCGCCGTAACCCAGGCGGATACCCTCCGCACATCCGCCGCGGCCCAGGCCGCCCAGGGAGCCGTCTATGACACGCAAGAACTCGCCCAGGCCCGCCACACGGCCACGGCCGCCCGCGCCGCCCAGGAGGACGCCGCCGCGGTCCAAGTCGCCCGTGACGCGCTGGCGAGGGTGCGCGGCGCCTATCCTGGCCCTGATCCCGCGGCGCCCCCGGCCGGGGATGCGGACCGCCTTGTCCCTGTTCCGCCCGCCGTGGACGTGGCTTCCGTGGTTCCCGCCCAGGACGCGCTGATAGCCGCCCTCACGAAGGAAAACGGGGACCTGAAAACCGTAGTGGCTTCCCAGGCCGTGGAAATCGCGACCCTAACCCTTTCCCGGGACGCATGGAGGGGGGCCGCGGGTGCCTCCGCCGCGGAGGCGGTGCAGCTGCGGGCGGCGCTGGCGGCCCAGGAGGGCCTCATCCGTGCGGCCGAAATCAAGTACGGCCTGGGGGGCTTCCTCCTGGGCTATGGAGCCGGGAGGGCCAAGCGTTGACGCCAGAATTTGAACCGTGGGTCATGCGGGGCCTGGTGGTGGGCATGACCGCCCTTCTGGTCAAGATCGCCTTCCAGCGATGGCGGACCCAGGATGAGCGGGAGGCCGCATTCCGGGAGGCCCTGGAGGACCACCGCATGGCCACGGAAACGGCCTTCAAGGAATTCCGTCTGGAATTCATGAACCACCTGGACGGGCTCCGGACCTCCAATGAAATGTCCCTCCGTGCCCTGAATACCACCATGGCGGAAGTGGCGCGGACGGCGGGCGAGATCCGCGCCCGCATGGCGGAGAAATACGCCACGAAGGACGAACTGGAGGCCCTGGAGGAACGCATGAAGGAGCGTTTCATCCTGTGCAAGGAATCGTGTCCCCCCGCCTGTAAGGGGTGAAAACGTCCGCATTGGATGCGGACGGAGGGCCTTCCGATTTGCGGGATTCTCCTGCCCTCGGAGGCCGGGTTGATCGGAATGGAACCAACGGACATTTGCGCGGGCGATTCGGTCGCCTGGGCGCGGACCGTTGACGGATACTCCTCCGGCGCCAACTGGGTCCTGACCTATTACCTCCAGAAATCCGCCGCCCCCCTGGTGACGGTTCCCACCACCGCGGACGCGGCCGGCCTGGGATACGCGGTCAACGTGGCCGCGGAAACCTCCGCGGCCTGGACCCCGGGCATGTATGCCTGGAAGGCCGTCATCGCCGGGACCGGCCCCAACGCGGGCCAGCGTCATACCGTGGCCGGGGGGGAACTGGTGGTAACCCCGGACCCCGCCCAGACGCACGACTCCCGGAGCCATGTCCGGAAGTGTTACGAGGCCATCACGGCGGTTATCGAAGGCCGCATGGGGGATCCCATCGTCCGGTACAAGATCGGCGAGACGGAGGCCCAGAAGCTCCCCCACTGGGACCTCCTTAAACTCCAGGCGTTCTATGCCTCGCGTCTCCGGACGGAGGCGGGGCGCCCCCTGATGACCGCGCATAAGGTGGTGCTGCGATGAGGCCCTTCCTGGAAACCCTGGGCCTTCGCCCGCGCCTGGAGGTCCTCGGCGCCCCCCTCATGGAACTCCGGACCCAGGAGGCCCGCCGGGAGGGGTTCCAGCGCGGGATGAGCCAGTACATGGGCTATGCCGGAGCCAACCTCAATTCTCGCCTCATGAATTTTTCTCCCGCGCTGGATTCCCCGAACAAGGAGATCCGCCGGGACCTCCGCGGCCTCCGTGCCCATTCCCGGACCCTGGCGCGGGACAACGCGTTCTTCAAGCGATACCTCCAGCTTGTGGGGACCCACATCGTGGGGCCCAGGGGAATCGCCTTCGATTCCGTCCTCACCGGCAACAAGAAGAAGCCTAAGAAAGCCTGGAACGACGCCATCAAGGCCGCGTGGAAGGAGTGGGGCAGGGACGCCACCGTGGACGGCCAGTCCTGGACGGATTTTGAGCACCTGGTCCTGGAGACCGTGGCCACGGACGGGGAGGCCTTCATCCGCAAGGTCACGGGCTTCCCCAACGCCTTCGGGTTCGCGCTGGAACTGATCGACGCGGACCGGGTGGATACCAGCTGGAACCGCGCCCCGGGCGCGGGCTTGAACGAGATCGTCATGGGCGTAGAAATCGACGCCTGGGGCCGCCGCGTAGCCTACTGGGTCTGGACGGCGCACCCTTCGGACTACGCCCAGGACCGGCGCCGGATCCGCATCCCCGCGACGGACATCATCCACGTGGGGCGCCCGGACCGGACCCATTCCACGCGGTTCATTCCGTGGGCCTCCGCGGTCATGACCCTCCTGAACCTCCTGGGCCGGTACTGGAATTCCGAAATTTCCGCCGCCAATTGGGAGGCGGACCGCCTGGNNTTCCCTACTTCAGGTGGAATCCGACATGGCCCAGTTCATCGGCCTCCCTCCGGGCATCCGGGCGGAAATCCCCAACCTCCAGCACCCCTCCACAGCCTTCGATCCCTTCTCCAAGGCCATGCTCCGCGGGATCGCCTCCGGCCTGGGCGTGGCCTATCACTCCCTCACGGGGGACGTGGGCGCCGCCAACTACTCCAGCGCCCGCGTGGCCCTCCTGGAGGAGCGGGACCAGTGGCGCCGCCTCCAGGGATGGTTTACGCGGGCCTTCCATGACAAGGTTTTCGGCCCGTGGCTGGATATGGCCGTGGTCTCCGGGAACGTGGATATCCCTGTGTCCGACCCCGGCCGCCTCTGCGCTCCGAAATGGTATCCCCGCGGGTGGGAATGGATCGACCCCCTCACGGACGCGGAGTCCTCCAGGGCGGCCATCGGCGCCGGGTTCACCACCCTTCAGCGGGTGTGTGCGGAGCAGGGGAACGATTACGAAGAAATCCTGGAACAGCGGGCCGTGGAACAGGCCAAGGCCAAGAAGCTGGGCCTGGTCCTGGACTTCTCCTCCAAGGGCTCCATGCCCCTGAAGGAGGCCGACGCGGAGGCGCCGGAGGAGACGGACCCGGACGCCGATGAACCCCCCTCGAACGCGAAAGGAGAGGCCGCCCATGGCTGATCGTAATGAACCCCTCCGCCGGTCCCTCCGGTTTGAGCGGGAAGGGATCGACCTGGAGGCCCGGACGGTTCCTGTATCGGCCTCGAGCGATACCGCCGACATCCTCCGGTATGTTCCCGGCTTCGGCGCCGGGTATGAGGTCCTGGACCATTCCTCCAAGGCCTCCATTGACCTGGGGCGGTTCAAGGGCGAGAACGGCGGCCCGGTCCTGTTCAACCACAACCGGGACGTCATCATTGGCCGTTTCGTCCCCTCCGGCGTCAAGGATGGCGTCCTCCGGGGCGTGATCCGGTTCGCCAAAAACGCAGACGGGGAGAAGGCCTTCCAGGACGTCCTGGACGGCATCCTCACCGATACCTCCATCGGCTACGACTACGACCCGGAGGACGTGGAACAGGAAGGCCCCCGCGGGGGCGCGGACTATCCCACGTATCGGGTCAAACGCTGGACCCTCAACGAACTTTCCCTTGTGACCGTTCCCGCGGACCCCTCCGTGGGCGTGGGCCGGTCCCATGCTCTCCCCGCTGCATCCGGCGCCGGGGAACCCACCAACCCCCCGGCCGCCCCGGCCGCTTTCGCAAGGAAGGAGTCCCTCATGGACCCCAACGAACTCGCGGCCCTTCAGCGGGCCGCCGAAACCAAGGCCGCCGAACGGGCCGCCGCCTCCATCCTGGAGGGCCGGACCGCGGAACGCGCCGCCGTCCTCCAGCTGCGCAACCTCGCGGAACGCTTCGGCATCGGCGCGGAGACGGACGCCCTCCTGACCTCGGACAAGTCCGTGGATCAGGTGCGGGACGCGGTTTTCGCCCTTCTCCAGGAGCGTGGCCCCAAGGCCCTCCCCGCCCCCGCGCCCTCCAGTGAGGACCTCGGCCTGACGCCCAAGGAACAGGGCCGGTTCAGCGTGGGCCGCGCCATCCGCGCCCTGGTCACGAAGGACTGGAAGGAGGCCGGCCTGGAGCGGGAAGTCTCCCAGGCCATGGCCAAGCGCCTGGAGCGTTCGACCTCTGGCGTGTTCATCCCCAACGATTTCCAGGTCCGCGTGACCCAGGGGAACACCCTGGCCACCAACGCCACCGGCAAGGGCAAGGAAGCCGTGTACACCGAATACGCGGGGTGGATCGACCTTCTCCGGCACCGCGCCCGGGTGTTCCAGATGGGCGCCCGCCTGTTCTCCGGCCTTCGCGGGAACTACTCCTTCGTCCGCCAGAACGCCGCGGCCGCCGCGTACTGGATCAGCGAGAACCCGGGGACGGACGTGACGGATTCCAGCATCGGAATCCAGAACGTCACCATGACCCCCAAGATCCTGAAGGGCCTCCTGTCCTTCACGGCGGAACAGCTGGCCCAGGGCGCGGAGATGTTCGACGCCCTGTGCAATCAGGAACTCCTGAAGGTCCACGCCCTGGAAATCGACCGCGTGTCCCTCAACGGCTCCGGCGCCTCTGGCCAGCCCATGGGCGTCCTCAATCAGGCCAACATCGGCGCCGTGGCGATGGGAACCAACGGCGCGAACCTCTCCGCCGTGGGCGTGGGGCCTTTCGTGGACCTGGAAACCGCCGTGGCCACGGCCAACGCGGACCTGGGCAACCTGGGCTACCTCATGGACGCCTCCGTCCGGGGCCAGGCCAAGAAGACCCTGGAATTCCCCGGGACCAACGGCGCCGTGAAGGTGTGGCAGAACGGGGACCAGAAGGACGGTTCCGGCATGGTCAACGGCTACTACGCCGCGGCCACCAACAACCTCCCCAACAACCTCGTGAAGGGGACGTCCACCAACTGCCGCGCCTCCATCTTCGCCAACTGGTCCGACCTCTACATCGGCGAATGGGGCGGCGGCCTGGAACTCCTGATCGACCCCTACACCCTGGCGGGCCAGGACGTCACGCGCGTCATTTCCCGCCAGCTGGTGGACGTGGCCCTGGGCCACCCGGGCAGCTTCGCGGCCATCAAGGACCTGCTGTAACCCAACGGGGGCGGGGCTTCGGCCTCGCCCCCTTCCTTCCCTTCGACCCTTTACCCCCTGGAGATTTCTCATGCAGATCCGAATGATTTTCGCCACCCTCCTTCCCCCGCCCGAAGGCGAGACGGACCCCGTCGAACTGAAGGTGGGCGCCGTGGCCACCGTGGACGATGCCACCGGCGCCGCCCTGGTGGACGAGGGCCGCGCGGAGCCCCTCAAGGCCTCGGCCAAGGCGAAGGCCTAACCCATGGCCTTCGACCCCTCCGCGGACCTCCGCCTCATGATGGCCGATCGCGCCGAACCCGTGACCCTGGCGGGGGGCGCCATCGTCTCCGCCACCCCGGGCGTGGCCTCCAATCAGGACACCCTGGGCGGGGAAGCCATCATCTCCGGCCGGACGCGGACGCTTTCCTTCGTGACCGCGGACGTCCCGGGGATGCGGGAGGGGACGCTCCTGACCTGGAACCTCCAGGCGTGGCGGGTGAATTCCACCGCCCTGGAGGATGCCGGATACCGGCTCAAGGCGTTCCTGGGGAAGGCCTAGGATGGCCACCCCTTCCGCCCAGGCCCTCATCCGCGCCGCCGTTCGCCCTCGCCTCCTGGCGGCCTCCGGCCTCCCGGAGACGGCCCTGTACAACGCCCCCCGCCGCCCCATCCCCGGGGAGGACCTCCCGGCCCTCTGCCTGTTCTCCCATGGGGACCGCCCCGTGGACCCGGATGATGATTTCATGCAGTCCCACGAACGGGTCTACACCCTGCGCGTGGAGATCCGCGTGGAGGAACGCCCGGAGGACGATGCCACGGACGCCCTGGCCATGGCGGTCCGGCGGGCCTTCACCGGGGACGATTCCCTGGGCCTCCCCTTCGTCCGGCGCGTGGCCTGGATTGGCCAGCAATGGGACGGGGCGGAGGACGAAAACCCCCTGGGCGGGACCGCCCTGGATTTCAACGTTCATTACCTCTGGAGCCCCGAATGATCGCCACCTCCACGCGCTGCACCGCGTATTTCCCTCACCTGGGGATCGAACTCCCCGCGGGCGTCCCCACGCCCATCCCCGATTCTGCCGCCGCGGAGGTCCAGGCCATCCCGGGCGTCCTGGTGGAGGCCTCCACCCCTTCCCCTGAGGAGAACTGAACCATGGGCATCCTTGCCACCGCCATTTCCACCATGAAGCGCGTGGGTCCCGGCCAGCTGTACCTGGCCCTGGCTCCCAACGCCGACCCCGGGACCGCCACCACCGCCACCACCACGGACGGCTATTACGCCCTGTTCTACGGCGCCACCGGCAAGGCCTCCAAGAAGGCCCTCAACGTGGGCGTGAAGCCCTGGGCGACCCTGGATAGCTCCGGCCTGGACGTGAAGATCAAGCCGTCCACCGTCACGTTCGACCCCAACAACGGGCCCAAGGTGGAGATGGTGACGGGGATCGAATCGGCCACCGCGGAATTCACCTTCTTCGAAGTGGACCCGGACCATCTCGTGGACATCTTCGGGTCCCAGGCCGCGGACCTGATCACCGTGGCCGCCTCCACCGGGACCGCCGCCCGGAAAATCGCCCTCCTGGGCGGGCAGAGCTACAACACCCTGTATTCGGTGCTCTACCGCATCCCCTCCAGCCTGGTCCCGGGGGAATTCTTCCACTACCTGTTCCCCTGCGCGTCGCTCCTGGCGGACCTGGAAATCAAGATGTCCAAGAAGGATGAGATGAAGGTCAAGCTGACCCTCCAGCTTCAGGCCTCGCCCTTCCTGTTCAATTCCGCCGGGAACGGGGTGGTGGTGGTCTCGGACGATCCCACGGCCCCGGCCCTGTAAGGAGGCGCCGTGATGCTGACCACCGCTCATTTCGAGAACGCGGCGCCCATCCTCCAGGACTTGGACCTGGGCCTTCTCCTGGAAACCCAGGGGAAGGCCGCCGCGGGCGACACGGAGGCCCTGGCCGCCCTCATCAAGGTCCTGGCGGCCGGGGGCAAGGCCCGCGCCTTCCGCAAGCTGGCCGCCATCGCCGCCGCCTCCGTGGATGAAATCCTGGAGGCGGAGACGGACCCGGCCAAGCTCCGCGCCCTGGAACGGGTCCAGGCGGTCCGGCCCTTCCTGGACGTCCTCCAGGAGGCCGTGGGTTTTTTCTCCGCCTTGGTTCCCATGTCGGAAGGCGACCCCGGCTCTTTGAACCTCCCCGGGGCGGAACCCCCCGCGGGGACTCCGGCGGCGCCGGACGGTATCCCCTCCGCCGCCTCCTAGCGCCCCTGGCGGGCGGGTGGATTCCCGCCGCCCGCCTTCCCCTGGAGGACGCCCTGGTCTGGGCGGACGAACACCTCCGGGGGAGGGCCTGGGACGCCTACTCAAAGCTCTATCAGGCGTGGTGCTCCCTTCTCCCGGCCTTTGCCATGGGAGGGGATCCCCCGCCGCCCCCCGAACCTCCCGAGGAATAACCTGTGGCCGCCGCCCCCGTCAAAGTCGAAATCACCGGAAACGCCGCGTCCCTCATGGACGCCCTGGGGAAGTCCACCGCGGGCCTCAAGACGTTCTCCCGGGAGGTTGACGCCATGGGTGGCGGCCTCTCCGCCGCCCTCAAGAACCTCCAGGCGCCGTTCATCGCCCTGGCGGGACTGGTGGGCGGCGGCGCGTTCCTCAAGGGGACCGTGGACAAGACCAAGGAATGGACGATGGAGGCCTCCAAGCTCTCCCGGACCCTGGGCATCTCCACGGAGGCCGCGTCCGTCCTAAACGTGGCCATTGGCGATATCTACGGGAACATTGACGAATTCCTCCCCGCCATCGGGAAGCTGACGAAGACCCTGAACACGGACGAAGGCGCATTCCGGTCCCTGGGCGTGGCCACCCGGGACAGCGCGGGGCACCTGCGCCCCACCCTGGAAATCATGACGGACGTGAATACGCGCCTCATGACCATGAAGTCCGGCACGGACCGGAACGTGGCATCCATGCAGATCTACGGCAAGGGGTGGATGGAGGTCCAGAAGTACCTGGGCCTCACCGCAGACGTCATGACGGCCGCCCAGGAGAAGGCGGAAAAGTTGAACCTCATCGTGGGCACGGATGCGGTCAAGGCCACCGCGGATTACCGCGCGTCCATGAACGACCTGGACGATACCCTCCTGGGGATCAAGCTCCGGATCGGCCAGGAACTCATGCCGGTCCTCACGGACTTCAACAACGCCGCGGCGGAGGAAGGCCCCACGGCCATTACCATTCTGGGAACCTGCCTCAAAGGCCTGGTGGAACTGGTGGACGGCGCGTGGTCCGGCTTCAAAATGTTCTCCATCGGCCTTGTGGGGGTGGTCAACGCCATCATTGGCACGATCATGACGGCCCTGGGGACCGCCTGGGGGTTTCTCTCGCGCGGAATCCCCGGCGCCCGGGACGCCTTCAAGAAGGGCAATGACGGCCTGAAGGAGGACTGGGCCGCCACCATCGCGGCCTTGGATGAGGTTGGAATCGCCTACTCCCAGCGCCAGAACAACCGATGGGAGGGGACCGGCCCCCATGCGCGGCCCCAGCCCAAGCCCGCGGCCACGGGCCACGCGGACACGAAGGAGACCCACGAAAAGCAGAACGTCTACCTGGACGAACAGAACCGGCTCCGGGCGGAGTCCGTGAAGTTGATGGAAAAGGAGACGCTGGAACAGAAGCGGGCCGCGGCGTACGCGGAGGCCAAGCGGGTCCTGGACGAAACCCTGACGCGGTACCGGAAGGAACGCGCCGCCGGGACCCTGAAGGCAGGGCAGGCGGAGGCCCTGGAGGTCGCCGCGAAGGCCCAGTATGCGGCGCGGGTGGCCGCCATTGACCGGGACATCGCCACGGAGCGCGAGAAGGTCAACGCGGAGACGCTGGGCCAAATCTCGATCATGGAGAACACCGGAATCGAAAAGCAGATCGAGGCGGAGCGCCAGAAATTCGCCACGATCAACGCAGAGCGGAAGAAGGCGGGCCTGGAGGGCATCGCGGATTCCGTCCTGGCGGAGAACATCGCGGTCCTGAAGGCCCGGGACATGCTGAAGAACAAGGATACCTCCGGGCGCGGAGCCTTGGCGGGGGTGGCGGCCGGCGCGGATGACTTCATCCAACCGTCCCTCAACAAATTCGAGTCGTGGCGGGCGCAAATCGGGGACATCCTGGGCGGGGTCAAGGGCGCCTTCGCCTCCATGTTCCGGGGCATCCTGTCCGGCAACATGAGCCTGTCCCAGGGCCTCCGGACGGCCTGGAAGGGCATCGCGGATACCATCCTGGGCGCCCTGGCCAACATCGCGGCCCAGTATGTGGCCACGGCCATNNTTCAGCAAGGCCACGGATGCGGCCTCCGGGTCCGCCACGGCCGCCGCCACGTCCCAGGCCGTGGCCGAAACCTGGGCCGCCTACGCGCCCTTTCCATACATCGGTGCGGGCCTCGCCCTGGCCCAGATCGCCGTCATGATGGGCTCCATCGCGGCGGCCGGGTCCGCGGCCCCCATCGTGGCCCACGCCCGGGGCGGCCGCATTGACCGGCCCACGCTGGCCCTCATGGGCGAGGTTCCTGGGTCCGCGGAGATCGTGGCGCCGGAATCCACCTTCAAGGATTGGGCCGGGAACCTGACGGCCAACATCGTCCGCCAGGAGCGGCAGGCCCAGGCCTACAGCGCCATGGGCGGCCAGTATGCCTCCCAGGCCGCCGCGGCGGGTCCGGGCGGCTTCGCGCCCCCGCTCCACGTCCACCTGGAGGGCGCCACCGTCATGGGCGAGTCCGTGGAGTCCGCCCGGATCATCGGCTCCATGGTCAAGAAATCCCTGGACACCTATAACCGGAGGAACGGTTGAGGCCGATTGTTTGCAACCTCTTTCAGAATGTGGGTTCCCCGGCCGCGGGGAACCAGGCCGTCCTGTCCTCCAAGGTGGTCAAGCTGGGCACCCATGACCTTGCCGTGGACGATCAGCTCACGAAGATCCAGCCCGGGGAGATGACCGTGGAAGTGATGGACCCGGACGATTCCGTCTGGGCCTTCCTCCAGTCCCAGCTGGCCATTTCCGGCGGCCTCCTGCCTCCGTTCCTCCAGATTCAGGTGGGCGGGGTCCAGCGGTTCCTGGGGATCGTGGACCCCTCCCGGATCGTCCGGCACCTCGCAGTGGACGCGCATTCCATTGAACTGGGCGCCCAGGACTGGAGCGTCATGCTCTCCAATCAATACCTGGACCTGTGGAGCCGCCCCGCGCCGCGCGTGGCCGCCAATCGCCCCGCCACGGCCTCCCTCGCTGGCTATTCCGCCCTCATCGGGGACCTGATCAACGGGTTCAACCCCAATGAGGTCATTTTCGCCGGGGAGCCCAACTGGATTTCCGCCGGGGACCGCCTCACCTGTGACGCGGACGCCGGGGAGGTCTTCACGGCCCTTCGCGTCCAGTCCCCGCCCGCCGCCGGGGTGGTCTATGACCCCCCGGGGAACCCGCGGCCCTGGCCCGCCGGGACCCTGACCCAAGTGACCCTGGACCGGGCGCCCTGGGTCCTGGGGAAGGCCTCCGGCCCGGGGATCCTCATCCCGGACCTGGGGACGCAGTATCGGTGCCATACCGCCGGGTTCGTGCGCCTCTCCAGCACGTCCGCGGACGCGGAGTACTACACGGTCCTGAAGGCCGTCCCCGCGGATCCGGATCCCAAGGTATACGAAATCTACCTGGACACCGTGGACGGTATCTCCGCCGGGGATACGCTCCACTGCATCCTGGGAACCGGCTCGGCTTCCTGGACGGTCCTGTCCGTGGACCCGGAACTCCGCCGCATTGCCACGAAGGATGAAGTGACCCGCCTGGACGTGGGAAACCGGATCTTCTTTGACGCGGACACGGCGGCGGAATTGGTCCTCCAGGACGCGGCCGCCGTCCTGACCCAGGCGGTTCTCCCCTTCGGCCTGGACCTGTCCCGCTTCATCAAGGCCCCGCTCCCCATGCCGGTATTCGGCTGGCTCCCCCTCCAGTCCTCCGCGGGGGCTTCGGACCTCCTGGCCGTGTCGGACCTCGGCCCCTCCCTGGCCCCCGGCGGGATCCAGGTGGCCTCCGGCCTATCCGCGGCCTATACCGGCGGTCCGGACGCCGGGTGGAGCGCCCTGGGGGCGTTCTCGGCGCCCGCGGCGGACTGGACCGGCCAGCGGGCCACGGCCCCGGCCTCCCTCATGCCCTACGAGGTCCCCGCCGCCTCCCCCCAGGCCCGCCGCCGGAACCGGACCTATCACGATTTCAACTGGCTCTCCGTGGACAACGGCCCAACCCCTACGGCGGGCGCCCCGTCCACCTGGACGAACCCCTGGACCTCTGCCATGGCCTCCCAGGTCCCGGCCCAGCTTTTCTATGACTACCTCCTCATGCGGAAAATCGCCGTGGCCGCGGGCGGGGGGAGCCTCACGGCCACGCCCTGGACCGGCTCCGCCTGGGGGGCCGCCTCCGCCCTCGCATGGCCCACCGGCCATTTCCTCCAGTCCGTCTCCAACTTCCCCGGCGGCCCTGCCGGGTCCCTCCTGGCCGTCACGTCCGCGGACACCCTGGAACTGGCCCTGTTCTCCGGCTCCGCATCCTGTGCCCTCCCCCTGTGGCTGAAGGGCGCCGTCCTGGTTCCTACCCCGGGCGGACCCTACCTCATCGGGTCCCAGGCCTACGGCCGGGTGGTGTACTCCGGCGGGGTCCTGTCCATCGCGGGCGCCGTGTTCACGGATCAGGTGACGTGCTTCTGGCCCAATACCTTCGTGGCCAGGACCGCCACGGAGGGCGTCATCCTGGGCCGGGTGGACCTCCCCGACGCCTCCGGGTCCATCGTCACGGAGACCTGGTTATTCCGCCTCACCCTCCCTCCGGACACGTCCTCCCCCCTGGCCTCCGTGGTCTTTTCGGAGAAGATTGCGGACGGGGTGCCGGTCTTTGCCGGGGCCATGCTGGACCCCCTGAAGGCGGGCCGCGTGGTGGGCCACTACGGCGGGCGCCTGTTCCAGGTGGATACCGTCATGCCCTGGACCATCGAACGGTTCACGCCCTCCGGCATGACCTCCCTGGAGTGCCTGGAACACGTGTGCCAGCTGAACAACGCCATGGCGGTCCCCACGGCCGCGGGCGTGATGGCCATCGTCTCCCGGTCCCTCCCGGAGGCCGCCGTCCCCCTCACCGTGGCCCTGGTGAAGAACGATCAAAGCCTCTCCTGGCCCAACTTCTACTCCATCGTCCGGACCACCACGCAGGACGGCGGACTCTACTATGACGCGGAGGGGGAGGACGGCGGCGCCCTCCTGGAGATCAACAACCAACCCATGCTCTGGACCCTCTCCCAGGCGGGCGCCATGGCGGAGGCCTACTGTTCCTGGTTTGGGACGCCCCGCGCCCAGGAGGCCCACACGTGGACCTTCCCCGACGCGGACGCGGCGCCGCCCTGGGAATCCCTTCCGCCCTTCGCCCGCGTGACCGTCAACGGGACCGGCCCCTGGCGCCTCATGGGCCTTACTCAGGATTACATCGAAGGGACCGCCCAGGCGGTCCTGGTGGAGGATTAAATGGCCGGACTGTTCACCCCCGGAACCCCTCGAATTGCCCTCTTGGATGGCGCCGGAACGAAGCTGAAAACCCTCTACCTCCCACCGCCGGACCGGGCGAATGGCGTCACGCTGGAATGGGTGGAGAAGGCCTACCACGCGGAACTGATCGACGGTTCCGAATCCTGCCGGAGGCTCGGCTGGATT